CCATGTTACTATATCAGTATGATCTGGATACACGTATTCCTCATTATAAAATTTACAACATTTAGCTATGACTCTATATTGAGTGCTTGCTATGAGTTTTCTTACTTTAGGTTGAGTTATTGAGTGACATTGTAAAACTCTTTTATCCCAAAAAGAGTGTGCAGGAGACAATCTACGTTTTAATGTATTATCATAATAATCAATTAAAATCTTGACTTCATTCTTACTTAAAAAATTATCTATCTCTATCATTAAAATTTAAAATCTCCGAATGTTTTTTTAAATTTTGATTTGTCATCATCATGCTCTGTTTGCTCTGTATTGTCGATGATATCTTCTTGTGCTTTCTGTTCACAATCATACAATCTCATTTTTGCACGATCAATACCAACAACAAAACGTTTATGAATTGTTGGATCATTGTATCGATTCTTTAATTGTTTAACTAATATCTGATTTAACGTTTCCAGTTCCTCAGTAGATATAAGAGCAAACATAAGATCAGCAGTGGCTGGAAGACCAAAGGACTCACTTGTGTCAGTAAGATCGACATCACTACTACCATAGCCAGAGCGAGTCGTCTGAGTAGCGGAGATGATAGGTACATTAGCTTCAACTGCAAGACCACGGAGTTCTTCTGCAATTGCTTTGATATACGAGTAAGAATTGACATTGCCTAATTTTGAATAACGACTTGATGCACAGATGTTTAAGTAATCTATGAATATTATATCAGGTACAAATGATTTTTTCAATGCAAGTTCATTAAGTAATGATTTAAAATGACCTGAATGTGCAGACGCAGTGGGATACTCTTTAATTATAAGAGTTCCTTGTGTTTTCTTTGTAAGATTATTTACCTTACTTTCAAACATAGGTTTGGGAAGTTCAGTTATATTTTGTATATTTACATTCAATAAGTTTGCATCGATTCTTTCTGCAATCTTTTCTTCTGCCATTTCAAGAGTAATGTATAAAACATTCTTACCATCTAAAAGGACAGAACTAGCGTGATGACACATAAACAAAGATTTACCTACACCAGTTCCCGCAAGTGCAATATTAAGCGTTTTGTTTGGGAGACCTCCCTTTGTAATTTTATTAAAGAGTTCAAGGTCGAATTGAATTCGACTTTCTTTTATATGATATGATTCATATCTTGCTTCATAATCTTCTAAGTAATCGTGACCTATATGATTATCGAAAGAAACAGCCAAAGCGTCAGAGAGAATACTAGGAATAGCATCCCTTCCTTTTTTGTCATCTTCTCCATCTGCTAATGCAATAGATTCCATTAATGCTAAGTATATAGCACGGTCACGACACCACTTCTCAGTGGTATCCATCAACCATTGATAATCAACTGGTGTATCTGTTAACAACCCACTAAGTTCACTAACCTCTTTAAGTTCTGTTTCAGTAAGATCAACACGATTACTGACTTCAATATTTAAGGCTTCAATTGTAATCGCAGAACCATACTTAACAATAAACTCTGAAATCTGTTCAAAGACGACTCTTTCAGATTTATTTTCATAGTAATCGGGTTTAATAAAAGGAATAACTTTACGAGAATATTCTTCATTGTATATTAAATTTTGAAGTATTGTGGTCTCAATCCGATCCATAGGAAAACTGCTTCTTGGCAATAGTGTCTAGTTGTTTCATTATATCATCAGTAAAGTATTCTGTCGGATTCTTTAATATCTCTTTACCATATATTTTCTTACCATTCATTTCATATCTACCTGCTACATTCTTCCACATACCACCAAGTTCTCCTAATTCAAGAAGACCGTAGTATCTGTCAAGACCTCTCTCATCATAGTAGAGTCTTATTTCGACTTGTTGGTTTTCTTTTGAGAGTCTTGATTTAGCCGTCTTAGCTTTAATAATGTTTCCAACAATCTCTGTCTTATCCTTTTCCTTTTTTTTGCTGAGATAAATGATCGTAGAAGCGGCATATTTGAGACCAGAGCCTCCTCCCATTTCTTTAGTTGGGACATAAGATCCGATGACATCGTAAGTATGATTTGTGACTATAAGTGGAATGTTTGCTTGACCAAGTTTTAATGTTAGCATACGGAATGCTCCCTTGACAAGTTGTGATTTGGTCATGTCACGAACTTGCTTATCATCTAATGCATCTCTTATCTCTTTTTCTGTAGAGAGCATACCTAAAGAGTCTAACACAAACATACAAGGTTTGCGATTCTCTTCCTCTGTCTTAGAGTATATATCCACTGCCTTAAGTGCCTTACCACGAAACTCTTCAATTGTTACGACATTGACAACAACTGTGCGTGTTAAGTCAACCCCACGAGACTTAAGTAGTCCTTTGTTGACAGCAGCCTCGGTGTCAAAATAAAGGCAGTAACCATCAGGGTTATTATCCAAAAAGTTTTTGACAACAGCCAAGGAAAAATAAGTCTTTCCAGTAGAGCTTTCACCAGCGATGGCAGTAATCTTATTACTAGATACACCACCATAAATGGAACCGCTAACAACTGCATTAAAGATATGACTTCCTGTATCAATGAATCTTTCTGTTTCATCTATATCTTGTGCTACTTTGGTAAAATCGTCACCAATCTCTTTAACTATTTCTTTCAAAAAATCCATACTAATCATCAACTCCTTCTTTACGATGATGTACTTCAACATAGGCTTGACACTTTGGACAAGATAAATTTGTTACGAAGTCATATGCATGGTCTTCGCCATAAAATTCTTCTTCTAAATCGTGGTCTCCACCCCAAATGAGTTCAGTGCCACAGTGCCAACAATCCATTTTATTTTTATTATACTATTTTTATTTCAATTCGTCAAGGTATTAGGAAAAAAATAATTCTAGGTTTACGGTTTTTTCAACATTCCAACCAATCGCATCGAGGATTGCTTTGAGTGGTTCGACAAAACTTTTATCGAATTGTAAATCATAATCAACATACTTCTCAAGTCCAAGTTCTCTCGGAAAGTCTTGAATAAATGATATTACATTCTCTTGAATGATATTTGGTTTTTGTAGGTAAAGAAACTTTACTTTTTCACCATTTCCTATCAAAGAGTATTTCTTATCAAGGTTTTTCTTCTTAACATAGTGATTAAAAAGTAAAGCACCCCGTATATGTATAGGAGTTCCCTTTTCATAAATCGAGGCAACAGAGCGATACTTCTGTACATTTGATGCTGTGCGAGGAAAAGCAATCTCTTCTGGTGGTAATTTTCGGAATTGTTTTCGAGACTCATCAATAAAATCTATCACATCTTCTTCTGTTCCATTCATCATCAACTTGAGTGCGTTCTTAATAAGTAACCGACAAGGTGCAGGAGTTGATGATTTCACTGCTTCAATACCCATCATCTTTAGTTTGGGTTCATCATATCTTACACCCTCACTATCCCATACGTTTAGAATATATCTTTTCTTTGCTGTCCAGATGCCACGGTCTGCAATATTCTCTCGCTTCATAAACATCTTTTGGTCATAAGCATTTACATACTTCGCCAACGTTTCATAAGAACTCGTAATATACTTTTCAAGTTCCATCTCACAGATCTTATTAAGGAACGAAACAACGCTTTCAGCAGTCTTCTCTCTGCCCTTGTATATACGTTCCACCAAAGGACCAAGGTTAAGGTAGATACTATCAGTATCACTAGCAATGACATAATCTTCATTCTCCGTTTTTAAAATTTTGTTTAGATACTTGTTCATGCGGTTTTCTATCCAACGGATAGAAACCTGACCAGATAGTGTAATAGCTTCTGCGTTGGCAAGTTTATAATAGCGAAAATATTGATTACCAATAGCACCATAAGCAGAGTTAAGGGAAATCTTCTTTGCCATCTGAATGTTATTACATCTTGCAATTTCCTTTTCAAGATTTTTTGTTGGGGTCTTTTCATACTTCTTCTTTGCAGTAATCATTCGCTTTTTGAAGATGACTCTTTCATTGTACATCTTCTCCATAAGTTCTGGTAAGAACCCACGAACATCCTTACGATACATTGCACCGTTTGCACAAACAGCATTATCTTTGTACATTTCAAATGTTATATCTTCAGAAAGTATTTTATCAACAGTAACCGATGGATGTTTTGTATCTAGTAAAGTCTCTGGAGAAATATTATATTGCATTATCAAATGTGGATATAGACTATTCAAGTCAAAAGAAACCACCCAATCATATTTGCCAGGTATTGGTTCTTTAACATATGCACCTGCATACTTATCGGACTTATCTGAACGATTCTTTGGCGGTATAACAATATTTCTTCTCTTGAGATAGTTGTAAATTATTGTATCCCACATTCTTACCTGATAGAACACGTCTTCATAGTTGACTTTTGCATCATATGCCATCGTCAAGGCAAGTTCAATCAACTTCATCTTATCCTCAAGACGGTCAACCAATTCTACGTCAATGATGTTGTATTCTACAAACTTCTGCCAACCTTTTGTATAGAAGTCTTTGAATGTATCAAACTCTGAATGGTCAAGTTTCTTTTGTCCAAGTTCAACACTTGCAATATAATCCAAACGATATGACTCTTGTGCTTTGTAAGTAAACTTCTTGTACAAATCAAGATAGTCTAACTGTGATACACCACCAATATCATAAGAGATATGCTTACGACCTGCAATAAATGTTTCTTCTTCTGTTACTAATCCCCAAGGTGACATTCTCTTCTTCAGTTTCTCACCAAGTATTCTGTCAATACGACGACAAAGATATGGAATATCATACAACTTACTGTTCCAACCAGTAATAACTTCTGGTGTATTATCTTCAATCATCCACCAGTTTATAAAATCGGTAAGAAGTTCATACTCTGTGTTAAATGATTTGTATATTACATTCTCTTGCTTATTGTTAAATGCACCAAGTCCCCAAGTGCGTATTTGTTTTGTTGTGT